ACTGAATAATCTGAAACTTCGGTTGCTTTAACCACATACCAATCTGTAGGAGCTAATAGACCAGCTGCTTCTACATTAAAATGGTTTTTGTGATTTGTTTTTAAACCTGGAACTTTTACATCGCCAACTGATTTGTCATCTGGTAAATCTCCATCATCTTCATCATCTTGCGACCAAGTAGTATCTGCTAATGCTTTAGCGGTAGCTGTTCCATAAGATGCGGTTACAGTTCCTGCATCTGCATCATAAGTAAAACCTTGATTAGCGTTAGTATAAAATGCTTCATCTTTTTTATTAGAGTCATCAAAGATAACCTCATATAAACCTATTGCGTTTAATTCTAATTTTGACCAAAGCTGAAATATTTTAGCTGGGTATTGTACATCTCCTATAACCATAGCTTTAGGATGGTTAATAAATTTTATTATTTGATTGTTTTCTACTAGTGCATACATATTATTATATCCTAACTTTCACTTAAGTTTAATGTTCTACCTACCTCTTGCCATACAGCACCATTGTATCTAAATACTAATATGTCTGTCTTGCCATCTGATGAAGTAAATGTTGGTGCAGTTGATGCTGCAAATTCAAATATGGTATTGAAAGCTATTGAGTGACTTCCATTGTAATTTATTTCAATAGAGATAAAAGCACCTTCAACATTGTTGCTTGGTGCAGAAAAAGTAGTGTTTTCAGTTGTGAGATGAAATGCGTTTGGTGCAGCAGAAGCATCCCAAGCTACAGCATTTGATGAAGATGACAATGCTACTTGTGGAATATTTGCTCTTGTTACACTTAATCTTCTTATGCCTGTATAATCTTTATTAGAATCTAAAATTACAGCCTTACTTGCTATTGCCGTTCCTACTGCTGTTGATCCTAAATCTAAAGCATTTATTTCTCCAACAACTACAGTTGCTCCATCAAGTATATTTAATTCTGTAGCAGTAGAAGTTACTGCAACATCTTCATTTATTTTAGGAGATGTTAGAGTTTTATTGGTAAGTGTATCTGTTGAAACTAAAGATACCAAAGTTGAATTAGCACCAGCAGGTAACAACATAGTGTTGGTAACACTAGCCGAATGCGGTTGAGATTTTATTATTTGACCATGAGAATTAGATTCACAATTAAACTGAACAGCACCAGAATTAGTATTACCTCTTATAGTTACATGACCTGTTCCCTTGGCTAATAAATCTAAATCAATATTACTATCGCCACCTGTTGATGATAAAGTTGGACTACCATTAGATGCAGCATTAGCTACTGTAAATTCATTAACTGCTGATCCTGTAGCTGTTAATTTAGCTAACTCATTGCCATTAGTATCTAAAATAGAAGTACCAATTTTAGGAGTAGTTAAAGTTTTGTTTGTTAAAGTTTGTGTTCCAGAAAGTGTAGCAACAGTTGAATCAATTGCTATTGTTCCAGAAGATGTAATTGTACCTCCATCAATTCCTGTACCAGTTGCTATTGAAGTTACTGTTCCCACATTTTGTGGAGTTATAGTTGTGTAGGTAATGCTGGTAGATCCTAATGTTGCATCAGTGTCTGTCGTACATAAAAATATTTTATTATCATTTACCGAACCTTGATTTACTACAACCATGCCACCAGATAATTCTGCAATAGTATCATGTTCTGGATCTCTTGATGCTGCTCCTGCACCAGAACCTACTGCAAGGTATAAACCATTTTCTGTAGCTGTGCTTTGATTTTTAACTAAAACTCTATCTCCTGCAACAAGTGTTACACCATCAATTGCATCACCAGCTTCTAAACCATTTGATAAATTTATATTAGCTGTTGAAGCACATTCTGCAATAACTCTAGTTCTTAATCCAGCTATTAAATCATCTACATAAGATTTGGTTGCTGCATCTGAATTAGAAGATGGAGAACCTAATCCTGTAACAGATCCACCAGATATAGAAACATTGTTTGCTGCTTGTGTTGCAATAGAACCTACTCCTAAAGAAGTTCTTGCAGTAGCACCACTTTCTGCTACCCAAGTTGATCCATTACCAACAATAATATTGCCATCTGTTTTTGCTAAATTACCAATCGCTGTTAAGTTAGCATTAGAAGCACCTTTAGCATCTATTTGATCTTGTATATTTGAGCTTACTCCATCTAAGTGTCCTATTTCAGTTGATGTAACTGCACTAACAGATACATCTCCACTACCATCTGAAACTAAAGCTCTAGCAGTAGTAAGATTTTCCATTTTAGAAAAGTTTATTGCTGCTGAAGAATTTATATCTGCATTAACTATTGAGTCATCTACAATTTTTGATGAGTTGACTGAATTACTTGCAAGTTTAGCAAGAGTAATTTGTGCGTCTGCAATATGAGCTGTGTCTATTGAAGCATCTACATAATGTTCAGAATTTATACTATCGTCTGCAATCTTAGTTCCATTTACTGAATCTGAAGCTAATTTTGATTGAGTAACATTTCCATCAGTAATTTTAGCTGTAGTAATTGCATTTGAAGCTAAGTCATCTGCAACTATTGTACTGTTAGCAATTTTAGCTGAAGTTATTGCACTATCTGCAATATTACCTGTACCAATAACTTCTGTCGGTATAGAATTATTTGTTTTTGATAAAGCACCCACATAAACAGCAGTAATAGTTTCACTAGATAAAGATCCTGAATCCCAAGATACTACGACTGTTGTATTACTTGAAAATGAAACTCCTGTTATTGTTCCAAAAATTGTGCCTGGAGTAGAAGCTATTAACTTAATTCTTCTTCCAACATGATAAATAGCAGAAACATTAATACCATTTAGAAGCTATTAACTTAATTCTTCTTCCAACATGATAAATAGCAGAAACATTAATACCATTTATAGTAAATGAAGTTCCACTTGCATAAGCTGCTGTGTAAGCTCCGTTTCCATCTCCATACTCTACCCACTGTGCATCATTAAACCATTCTCTGGTATTTTTCATCAAAGCTCTAATGGCATTGTTCAGATTAGAAGGTAACATTCCTTCTGCTGTATCAATTCCATTTAGTGTAGTGTTATCTGATTGAGTAGTTGAATAATCTTTTATTCCTGCCATGTTTAATCTCCCATAAACCAACTAAATTCTTTATTGGATTCTGTATTGTTTTTGTTAATTAAGGTATTTACTGCTTCTTCAATTTGTCTTTGAAAAAATTCTTGTGTTTCAATTGAGTAACGAACATTATCTATATCTATTGTATCGCTCATCGTTTTCCTCCAGGAGCTACAATTAAATCTATGCCTTGTGCATGATTCCAAATAGTTTCTGCTGGAATTTTTACATTAGCTCTAAAATATCTTCCAGATTGTCGTACTGGATTTAAACCGGTAGAGTTCATAGAAGAAATAGAACTTTCAGTAGGTGTGTCTGCCAATCTGTTTCTTGTTTTAATAGTTACAGTTGCAGAAGCATCTACAATAGGTCTTATTCCAGTAATATTAGATATTGATCCAGGAATAGGTTCTCTCTCAGAAGTTTCTAGTTCTGCTTCTAAAGTTTTACCTGAAAAAATAGCTGCTTTAAAGTTTGCGTCTATTGCACCTAAATACAAATGACCACTTGTCCAAAAGGCAGTGTCTAAAGAAATGTTAATTTCATCTAAGTTTTCAGATATAATATCCATCAACTCCACTGTGTTCGCAACTACAAATTGTTTAAATATTTGTGATGCTTGAATTTCTGCAACCGACCATTTTTGTGTAACATAATTGTAAATCAATAAACGATCACAAAGTCCTGTCGTATTAGGATTATTTTTACTTGGGTATAACCAAATAGCTAATTGATTGAAAGGATCTACTGCTGCTGTAATTCTATCTGTGTAAGCTTTGTTTAAATCGTTATCAAAAAACCTATTTACTTTTTCTGCACCAATCGGAAGAATTTGATCTCCATTAATTTGATAAAATCCATCGGAAGCATAAAAGAATACTTGTCTATTATCTTGACAAACTGTTTGTCCATAGACAGCTCCTCTATTAGGAGAGATTACTGAAAAACGAAATACAGTTGCACCTCCAACAAAATCTAATCTAGTAATTTGGTCTTGTCTAAAAATATAACCAATTTCTCCAGATGTAATAGCGACTACTTCTCCACCAGATCCAGGTAAGTCTTGTAAGTCAGAAGATTTAGAACCTGCCTCCCAAACAGATATGTCATTGATGCCTGACCACTGAACTCTGTTTTTTGCGTTTTCAATATTTCCTGTAATTAAAAAATCCCTAACTACTCCTGAAACTTTAAATTTAGCTGGTACTGTTCCTGAACCAGAAGCATTGGCAAGTGATTGCAAAGTAGCAAAATTAGTTGAAGTACCCATTAAATAATACATAGGAGGATTAACTCCATTACTTGCTATGATGTATTGTCCAAATTGAGTAAATGTAAAAAAATCTATATCAGATCCAGAGATTGTTAAACTTCCTTTAACAGAAGCAAAAGTTCCTGAAGTTAATTTGTAAATATTATTTTTTGTTCCTACAAAAGTAAAAACTGTATTGGTATTATCTCTAAATGATCCTGCACCTTTTGCATTTTGTGTTACATTGGATGTTCCACTGTAAGCTACTAATCCTTTAACTGGCTTATAACTAGACTGTGCATGATACACATTAGTTGCTATGGTTGCTCCAGGATTGTTATGTTCTGGCTGATCTGGTAGCCATTCGCCAAAAGGTAATTGCATAATAATTAAGATGAGTTTGTAGTAGAGATATAACTATCTGAAAAAGGTGCTGCTACTGTATCTTCTGATCTTATTTGTAAAGGAGAACCAGAAAACTGA